CAATATTCTTTTCGATTTGCTCGTTGAGTTTACCTTCCATTTCATCAAGTTTATCTACCATGCTCTCGATGACATCATATTTGTCTTCAGGTACAGATACATAATGTTCTTCAAATAGACTCTTCATTCCATTTAAGAATGAATCAGTCATTTCTGACTTGAGACCGGATTCAACAGCAATTTCATTGTCTGTCATCCATTCGTCTGCCACATACTCAAGGTATGCGTCAACTCTTTCTTCAAGTTCAGATTTAATTGCAGCAACTTCTTCTACAAGTTGCTCTTCGTATTGAGCTTGAACACTCTCTTTAACTTCAGCAAGTTTTGCATTAATTGCTGCTTCAAAGATTGTTCTTGCTTTATTTTGAAACTCTTCAGAAAGTTCTTCGCCTTCAAAGAGTGCTTGTACATCTGCTTCGATGTCAATTTGCTCTTCTTCAACGACTTCTTCTTCAGAAGTTTCTTCAGTTGTTTCTTCTTCAGCAACGACTTCCTGAGTTTCTTCAGTTTCAGTTGTTTCTTCTTCAGAAACTACCTCATCTGTCTTTGCTTCATCTTCGGCAACAACTTCGCCTTCGGAAGACTCCTCTTCTTCCTTCATACCCGCTGGCATTGGATCTGCAGGTTTTGCACCTTTAGAGACAATATCCTTAACCTGTTTTAAGGTTGTTCCGGGTGTTTTCAATTTGTTTGAATCATCATCTGGTTTTGAGTTCTCAGGAGTAGGGCCTCCTAAATCCTCATACGCACCAGATTGACCGGGAGTTGTTAAGGACAATTTTGGCATTGGATCTGCCGATTTAGCCCCTTTGGTTACTACATTTTCCATTTCGTGTTAATTTTGACCAGCGGACATTTAATATTAGATTTAAAATAATCTGTATTTATTTATAATGTTACAGATTTGCTAAGAAATCTTGGAATAAACCAAGTTTATGTTCTTCTAATCTGTTTTGATCAACAAGAGTGTTGATTTTCTTTTTTGTTTGAGAAGCAATTTGCTCACGAAGGATTCCTCCTTCCCAAACCCATTCCTTTCCTTCCATAATTCCTGAGACAAAAGCATCAGGTGCTGATGGATCAGCAACAATATCTGCAGCAGTTGCTAACATGAAATCTTCACCAACTACTTTACATCCAGATGCAGTATCTTCTTTAAGAGATCCGACACCACGAGAAGAAACTCCAAGAGTGACTCCTTCCGAGATAAGATTGGATGCTATCTTACCCATAGGTGTTGAAAGTATTTGTGCTTTACCAACAAAGTTTTTTCCTTCTTGACGAAGTGATGTAATCTTATGAGATACACGATCTAAATTTACAGTTGGGCCATCTGGATGTCCAAGTTCTCCAAGTGCTCTTCCCTTCTTAACAAAACTTTCATTGTATCTTCCAACTTCTCTTGCAAGAGTGCTTACAGGATATAATCTTCCATTACGATTTTTGATATCTCCTTGTAAGAAAACACCTTCGATATACATCTTTTTATTTGCACCTCTGCCCTCAGTTATGAACTTAACTTTTTGGACTTCTTCTGTAATTAGTTTCATTTTTTTAATTGGTAAATCCTACTTTTGCACCAAACACATCAGTTCCACCACCAACAAAAACAACATCTGTTGGATTCTTTTCTAAGATTTCAGTTTGACCTCCTAGTAATGAGAAGCTTCCTATGGTAGTTGAACCACTATTATCTTCAGCAACAGTAACAACTCTACCAGTGCTGCTGCTATTGTTTACTAAACGAACACAAGTTGCGTTGCTAAAACTAGTTGCAGCACCAACACTATTTGGTACAGTTATCTGTGTCCCTTTAATTAATAACCTAGACATTTGGTTCCTCTTGTGGTTCAGTTTCTACTTCACTTTCGTCTTCAATTTCATCAAACATTGCATTACCCATTTCAGGTCGAAGATCTTCAACCCTCTTGGCTGCTTTTTGATATAGTAAATCTTTGAGTTCATCTGAAATCTTTGCAGCTTCAGAATCCATCGCAATCATGTCAATAATGTTTTCCATATTTAGATTAGGTATATATTTTATTTATATCTCTGCCTTTTTGGTATCATTCGATAACTGAGCATCAGTTACTTGACCTTGAGATTCTAAATCATCTTCTACTGGAACATCACCTAAATCTCCACCACCACCTTCAAGTGGTTCTCCTGTAATTGGATCAACAGAATTAGGATCTGGTAAAATTCCATCCTTAATTTCTTGTGCAATTTGTTCATCAATTTCCTCGATTTCTGTATCAGTTTGACGAAGAACTTTCTTACGAAGATACTCTGTAGAATAGTACTTACCAAGATATGGTTCCACAGTTGCTGCAAGACCTAATCTTTCATTCATCATCTCTGATTCTTTAAGTTCTGCAAACTGATTATCATATAAGAAATCATACTGAATATGATCACTCATTTTTTCCCAATCTTCTGGAGTGATAACATTTTTAAGAATTAATTGAGTTCTCAACATGTCATTGAACATGTTACCAAATCTCTTTCTTAATCTTCCAACAAACTTACTAAACTTAAGTTCATCTCTTAAAATTTCAGATGATCTTCCTAAGTTAAATCCACCTTCAGATGCGATTCTTGATTCTGGAACTCCAAGTGCACGATATAATTTTTTCTGGAAATATTCGATATCAGATAGTTCACCTAAATTTTGGCCACCGGGAAGTGTTGTAATTTCAGTTCCACGACCACCTTCTCTACGAGGCAACCAGAAATCTTCCATCATAGACATGAATTTTCTGTCATCACGAACCTCACCAGTTTGAGCATTATAACTTAACTTGTTACGATAACGAGACATCACCTCTTTGAGGTATTGTTCTGCTTTTACTTTTGGAAGATTACCAACATCAATATAAAATATTCTTCTTTCTGGTGCTCTTGATAATCTATAAATTACAAGACTATCTTCGATCATTCTTAACTGATTTAAAGCCTTGATTGCTTTATGCATATAAGATAAACAAGTTCCCTTGTTACGATCAAATAAACCTGATGTCACATAAGTGATTGAATCTTTTGCAATCTTGATGTTTTTCTCACGGCCTGATGCAACAGGTGACATTACACCTATAGGATAGTTTGGTTTTGGTGTATAAACATAATATTCTTCAATATCTGGATAAGCAGATTTGTTTACATCCTTTAGATTACTATAATCAACTAAACCATTTCCGGGTTTAGTGCTTCCATTCTTTTTCTCTTGCCTGACGAATTTCATCTTCATCGGGTCAATATATCTTAACTCCTGTATTCCATCTTGAGGTCTTTTAACATCAATGACCTTCATGTAATATAATCTTCCATCTACATACCAGTTACGAAAAATTTCATGTGACTTCTTGTCAAAGTCCATGATTTCTTTTAAAAATTTAAATTCTGATCTAATCTTATCTTTTAAACTGTCACTTGCATTGACATTTGATAATTCTATTTCGATTGGTGAATCGTATAGGTCACTTACAATCGCTTCGTTTACAACATCTTCAATCGCATTGTCACACTCAGGGTGCAAAGCCATCTCACGATATCTTTTAATTAAATCGTACTCGGTTTTATATACACCTTCTATGTCTACATACTGCCCGTAAAATCCAGACTGTATAAAATAGTCAACCCCGTCCTCATTGTTCTGAGGAACAGGGGCGACTACTGAATCGGGTTTCTGACCTGAATCATCAATGGAGAAACCAAAAAGTTTAGGCATCGTATAACACTTTATTTCTTATTATACACTATTTATCAAATAAATCAACCTTTAGTTGATGTCCTCTCCACCTGCATTAGCTCCGGTGCCCCTGATTGCTTCCCACCACTGAACTTGGAATTCAACGGTAAACTCTTCAACTGTATCGACAGTTTCGTAACTTAAGTCGATAGCACTGATATTTGTTGGGAATATATCATGGAACTTATAGGATCTAAGTGTAGATCCATCACGGTCTAATTGATGAACATATGCATCTGGTTGATACAATGCTGGATCTTGTGCTCCAGTTGCATCTTCCATGCTATTAATGAAGTCCATCCATTTTTCCATAGCGGAACGAATGGAGAAGTCAACATCATTAATAACTGTTACTGTCCATGTATCGAAGGTTCTGTCACCGGCAATCTTTAATATCCTACCTCTGAAGTTAACTTCAATAGGTGTGATATTAGATGCAGGTAATAGAGCAGCTTTCACTAAGAACCTTGATTTTTCTTTTACATCGTTCTCGATCGCGATTGGATCGGGAAAGACCAATTCCACCTCAAACAGGTTCGGTCTTGCACCGCCACCGGCCATCTTGCTCTTGAAGTCGGTGATCGTTCTGAGTGGTGGTCTGTTAAATTGGGTTGCCATTTTCTTTAATTACCTCTAGTTAAACAGTTCCAATAACTTCATCGAACGAGATGCCAGTTCTTGTGGCAACGAATGTAAGACCAATAAAGTTAATTGACCTTGCAGGTTTAATGAAGATGTCTGCGACAAACTCATTATTATCTATGATGGCAGCAGTGTTATTTGTTTCATCACAAACAACTCTGAAGTCAAAGATACCTCGTTTGGACTGAACATCACGAAGGAATGGTTCAACAATGTTCACGAAGTTAGTCCTTGTGATTTCATCATTGAATTCAAAGAGTTGATCTCTCGCTGCAGCAGATATTGCTTCTTCTATGAAGATAAACAATCTACGAACATTGATACGATCAAATGCAGATGCTTTTCCAAATCCAGTCTTGTCACCGAATAGGATGATTCCAGCTCCGGGTGAGAAGATTACAGGGTTAATTCTATTTCCGTATAGAACATCTCTCTGTGTTTGGTTTGGTGTATATGCAAGTTTAACTGCATTTAAGATTCCACCTCTTGCTGTTCCAGCAGGTGAGAACCAAGGGAAGTTGTTGATGTCATTTCTAGCACATGTTCCAGCGATGTCTCCATTTAGGGGTACATATCTGAATGTGTCAGAGAATCTATCAAACATATACTTGTATCCACTATCGAATACTGCATATGTTGTTGATGTTAGTGGTGCATAGAATCCAACCACATTGTTTGTCATATCAGCAGCAGAATTAAGTGTTCCTGCTCCAACTGCAGAGTCATTAAGGAATGAACCTCTGTTTGGTGATATGAATGCTACAACATCTTTTCTAATCTCAGCGATTGAGATAAGTTTATTTGCTAATGCTTGAGCATCTGCTTGTGGGTAATTTGCAGAACCCATGAGTAAGAAGTCAATATCAAACTCTTCCTTGTTTTCAAACAAGTCATATCCTGCAGTAATTCCACCTAAACTTGCAGTCATTGCACCAGCAGTCAAGGTTGCTGCGCCATTGTAGTTTTCACCACCTGTAAGTGTTTTTGTTAGAACACCTGATCCAGCGAATGAAATACCTTGTGCATCTTGATCCCATGCCACATCTGTTTGTCTAGTGAATCCACCATGTGCGAATGCAGTAGTTGTGATACCAGATGATGCAAGTGTTGGGCCTCCCATACCAAATATATTGGTTGAGTTATTATAAAGATACTTTCTCCAGTAGGATGGAGATCCAGCAGAAAACTCAGCGTCTTTTGCTTTTGAAAGTCCTAAATGCTTCTCAAGAATTGTACCAGCATTTCCAGTTACAGTTCCTTTGTCATCAACGACAACAACATGAACTTCGTCATGTCTTGAACTTCTCGCTGCTGCATAAGATGATGTTCCGGGTCTTTCTGCAATTGTGTTCCAGTTGATAGTAGAGTTACTTAAAGTAATCTTCTGCTGATCAAACCAGTCTAAAGGTGTTGCTGAAGTTGTTGTACTACCGCCACCTGTGTTAGCAGACATTCCATAACTGATTACACCAGCACCGAATTTATAAACTCCACCGGGTTGATAGTCCTTTGTAGTCTCAATACCTGCATTAGATACATGAGATACAAACTTAATACCAATCGCAGTGCTGTTTACTTCAGTAATAATTCCTTTAAAGTAACCATCAAGTAATGTAGTTGATCCTACACCGGGTAAAACTGTTCCTGAAGGAACTGCTTGAGTTACACCCACACCGACTGTTAGTGTGTTTATACCTGCAGTTACAATTTGATCTGCTTTTCCGTCAATTATGCAAACCTTAATATCGTTTGCCCAAGATCCGGGGTTTCTTGCTGCAACGATTGTGTTTGATAAAGCATTCAGATCATAACCTTTGTTATTATAATCTTGTGTACTTAATATTTTTATCTCAGGCGATCCATCGTCAGTTGCATTCGCTAGGTCGCTATCATCCGATCTTACAACACTTAAGATACCACCATATGAAAGATATGATGATGCAGTCAACCAATATTCATAGTGCTTGTCTATGTCAAGTGGTTCACCAAATGTATCAATTAAGTCTTGTTCGTTTTCAATTGTAGTAG